AAACGGAATTATTACAACTATTGGGTCACCAGCAAAACAAGCAACAAATCAAAGAATATTTTTGTTACAAAATGGTCAATTTAGAATACAATATGGTCAAACTAAATATGCTGATTTAACAACCGCAATTGCAGCGGTTAATACAGAAGCATTCACAACATTTTCAAATTTTAGAGATAACGCAGTATTAATTGCAATATTATCTGTTAGGTCAGATGCAACAATTTTAAATGATATAGCACAAGCAAAAATTACGTTTGCATCAAAATTTGGTGAAACAGTAGGTGGAACGGGTGGTATTTCAACCACTACACTTCAACAAGCATACAACAACTCAGCAACACCTGAAATAGTAACAAATTCGGTAGAAGGTGCGTTAAGTATTAAAAATGGTACTGGAAATGCTGATAACGTAACCAACTTATTTGAAGGTTTAAATGCTGCTGGAAATGCAACTAGTTTTATTAGAGCTGATGGTAATATTTCTGGGACAACAGTTCAAACAAACGTTATCTATGATAATGGAACCAAGGTAGGGATAGGAACAATAATGCCAACATCAAAGTTGCACTCTGTTGCATCTTTATCTGGACCACTTTCTTATGATTCTCTTTCTGCTATTTTTGGATATAATACTAGTACAGATACTGTTTATAATAATCAAGTAGGTGTAGCAGGAAGAGTTCAAACATCTGGTGGAAAAGCCATATACGGTGATGCCTCATTTGGTGCAGGTTGGGGTGGTTATTTTGATGGTAAAGGATATTTCTCAGCTAACGTAGGGATAGGGACAACAACACCTGTAAGTAAATTACACGTTATTGGTGATACAAGATTACAAGGTGGGTTAACAGCTAATACAATATCAGCAACCACAACAATTAACTCAGGAACTAAAACAACAACAACAATAGATGGTTCTAATGACCAATCAGGTATTGTTGTTGTTGGTAGTAATACTGTTGGTGGTAGTGGATATAATGATTTTATTAAAGTAACCAATACAGCAGCTGGTGCAACCAATATAAATAAAACTTTTAGGGTAAATAATACTGGTGGTTTAGAGATTGTTAATAGTGCTTACAGCAATATAGCTTTTAGTCTTACAGATGCTGGTGTTTTAAGTACTCCTGGTGGTGGAACTTCTGATTTAAGAACTAAAAAAAATATAGAATATATTTATGATGAAAAAACAACATTAATTAAAAAATTAAAACCAGTTAAATTTGAGTTTAAAAATAATGAAAATATTAAAAGACATGGTTTTATTGCTCAAGACATACTTGAACTATACCCTGAATTAGTTTTAGGTAATGGTAATGAAGAAAATGGTGTGTATGGGTTAGATTATGACGGAATTTTATCATTAACAGTTAAAGCATTACAAGAAAGTATTATTAGAATAGAAAAATTAGAATCAGTTATAAAAGAATTAAAAAATAACAATAATTAAAAACAAAAATCATGATTGAATGTACAATTTGTCCAATTTTATGGAACAACATCAAAAAGTATCTAACAGATACAACTAAAATCTTTTCAAAAGATTTTGTAAAACAAAATTATCATAAACACTTAGGTTATTCGCTAGTGTTAACTTTCTTTAGTATGTGGTTATTATTATCATATGCTCATTTGGCTGAGACAGGAATGCCTTTTCAATTATTTATTGGTGGGTTTGGAGCTTATGCTGTTAACTTTGTTAGAGAATGGTACTACGGTATTAAGTATGGTGCACCATGGGACTTTACTGATTTAAACATGGGAAGTTACGGTGGTATCATCGGTGCTTTGTTAGCAGTGTTATTCACCATATAAGTCTTTTTTAGGAGTGCATTTTTCTTTAATAAGCTTTTCTACAAAAGCAAACATTTTTAACCCATTTTCTTCACAATACTTTTTAAGAAGCTCATGGGTTATAGGTGTTATTTTAAGGTTTTTATCTCTTTTCATATTCTTTTTAATTATTATTTACAATTTTCATTTATTATAGTTTCAACAAAATCAAATATTTTTAATTTGTTATCTTTACAATATTTTAGTAATATATCATGAGTTTTACTAGTGATTTTTAAATTTTTATCTTTTTTTATAAAATTAATTGATTTTTGTTCCATCCAACAATGCATAAATGTATGTTACCCTACTTTTAATTTCTATCATAATGATAAATATATACTTAAATTTCTAATATTAAATACTTAGTATGATGAAAGTATGCTTTTTTTCATACTAAAAGAAATTATTATTAGGTTTACATATCTCTTTTGAAAAAAACCGAATATTTATAATAAAGAATAGAATAAAGTAAATAATAACAAAAATAAAAAACAAAGAACATGTCACAAAATGTATTCGTAAGTCCTGGTGTTTATACCTCAGAAAAAGACATTTCGTTCATCACTCGTCAAGTAGGTGTAACAACTCTTGGTCTAGTAGGTGAAACAACAATTGGACCAGCTTTCCAACCGATTTTCATCACTAACTATGGTGAATTTCAATCATTCTTTGGTGGTTTAAATGCTACCAAGGTAAAAGATACTGGTGCCCCACAATATGAGTTACCTTATATTGCAAAATCATATTTATCTCAAGCAAATCAATTATTTGTAACTAGAATATTAGGTTTTTCTGGTTATAAGGCTGGTTTAGCATGGGGTATTGCTTTAGATGCGAATCTAGACCCTGCTACTAGTGGTGCTACTAGTGTTGCAACAACAGCTTCAACATTATTTAATTTCACCGCAACAACAGGAGCAAATAGTGCAATAACTACATTAACTAGTGCTGACTCAATCCTGCAAAATCTTTGGAACAAAGATTTATTAACAACTGCATTAGGTACACTTGGTACTCAAAATACTGGTTTTACTAGTAGTGTCCCAGTATTGATGTATAAAACTGGAAATGTATTTGTAGGTGAATCATTTACCTATAATTTGGTTAATAAAGGTACTAGTGGTGGTTTTATTACTGGTAGAACTAGTGGTGTAACTATTACTTATTCAGGTGCTTCTTATGCTGACGTTGAGAACCAAATAGTTGGTTTATTACGTTCTAGAGGAACTGTTAACCCAGCAACTCAATTACCAGCTTTTGAGGTAACAGGTTCAACACAAGTTATTTTTGACCCAGCGTTTATTGATTCAACTGAAAACCCATTAGGTGATTTTTCATTGAGTGGTAAATCAACTCTTCAAGGTAATTTTGGATATACTGTATCTTTAGATAGTACTAAAATGAATTATTTACCTAGAGTTTTAGGTAGAGGTGCTCAAGATGGTAAAACTGCTTTATTCTTAGAAGAATTTTTCCCTAACATGTTAGCTGATGCAATGAGTATGGATAAAGTAAGAGGTCTTAAACAATACCCAATTTACTATAATGATGATTTCCAAGAATATCGTAAAGAATTCCAACCAGCTCAAACTCCATATATTGTTTCTGAGTTACGTGGTAATAAAGTATTAAGACTTTTCAGATTTATTACAATTTCTGATGGTAATGCTGCAAATGAACAATTCAAAATGTCAATTGTAAACATTAAACCAGATGCTAAAGAATTTGATGTATTGGTTAGAGGTTTCTATGATACAGATGCTCAACCTGTTGTTTTAGAATCATTCAGCCGTTGTACAATGGACCCAACTTCAGCTAACTTTATTGGTAGAAGAATTGGTACTCTAGATGGTTTATACTCATCAAAATCAAATTATGTACTTGTTGAATTAGATGAAGAATCTGATACAAGCGAAGCGTTCCCAGCAGGTTTTGTTGGATATCCAATTAGAGATTATCAATCAAATGCTAATACTAGTGTTGTTAATCCAGTTATGACATTCAAAACTACTTATGGTGCTTTTGAAAACAAACGTAAATTCTATTTAGGTCTTTCTGAAACTCTAGGTATTGATTCTGATTTCTTTGATTACAAAGGTCAACCTGATAACTTATCATATAGCGAATGGACTGGTTTAACATCAGGATTCCACATGGATATGGATGCCTCAGGTGTTACTATTGATGATGTTGTATTGCCATTAGGAACTGGTGGAACTTATAACCCAATCTTTACTTTCCAAACAGGTGATGCTGAGTTTAGAACAGATGCTGGTTTAATTGGTACACCATATGAAAAAATATTTGCTCGTAAATTTACATTTGCACCTTATGGTGGATTTGATGGATGGGATATTTATAGAACCATTAGAAGTAATTCTGATTTAGATATTATCAACGGTAAAAACGGTATTGCTGGTCTTGCTGGTGGAAGTGGTCAAGGTGCATTCAAATATAGAACACTTCCAAATGGTGATTTAGGAATCAACTCTGATTACTACGCTTATTTAGAAGCAATCAACACATTCCAAAACCCAGAAGCGGTAAACATTAACGTATTTGCTACACCTGGTATTGATACTTTTAACAACACAAACTTGGTTGAAGCTGCAATAGAAATGGTTGAACAAGAAAGAGCAGATTCACTTTATATTGTTACAACTCCAGATTATGGAAATGGTGCTGAATTGTCTGTACAAGAAGCTGTTGACATTATGGATGGTAACTTTGATAGTAACTACACATGTACTTATTGGCCATGGATTCAAATCAATGATGCTGAAAACAATGTATTGATTTATGTTCCACCAACAAGAGATGTTGTAAGAAACATTGCTTTAACTGACAATATTGCATTCCCATGGTTTGCAGCTGCAGGTATCCAACGTGGGGATGTTGATGCTATCAAAGCTCGTAAAAAACTTACTCTTGCTGAAAGAGATAATTTATACGAAAATAGAATCAACCCTATCGCAACATTTACTAGTGATGGTATTAAAATTTGGGGTAACAAAACTCTTCAAGTTAAAGAATCAGCTCTTAACCGTATTAACGTTAGAAGACTTTTATTACAAGCAAGAAAACTTATTTCTGCTGTATCTATCAGACTTCTTTTCGAACAAAACGATTCAGTTGTTAGAAACCAATTCTTAGGACTTGTTAACCCAATCTTAGATAACATTAGAAGTGAAAGAGGTCTTACAGACTTTAGAGTGGTGCTTTCAAACAGCCCAGAAGACATTGATAGAAATCAATTAACTGGACAAATATTCTTGAAACCAACACGTGCTTTAGAATTTATCCAATTAGAATTTGTAATTATGAACACAGGTGCATCTTTCTCAAATATCTAACTAAAATAATAACCAAATAATTAAACCCTCCGAAAGAGGGTTTTTTTATTTTATATAGATATTTATACTAAAACAATATTATGGCAAAGTTAATTATTACCGAAAAACAATACAATGCAATACTTGAGCATGTTAAACAACTTAAGGTTTCTATAAACGAAGGTGATAACGCAATTACAATCGATTTAGGCGTGCTTTTAGCTCTTGGAACTATCCTAGGGTTAAACATTACTGGTCATAATGAAATCAAAGCGGAAAAGGCTTTAAAAGACGTTAAAACATTTGAGAGTATTGAAGAAATTTTATCTTCAGAAGATAAAATAAAAGAATTGATTAAATCTTTTGAGATTAAAGGAATGCCAGACCCAACAAAAAAATTATCAGATGATAAAAGCAAACTAATTTCAAAATTTAATAAATTATCAAAAGAAAATGGTTTTGATGTTAAATTAGGTTCTAAGGCGTTGGTAAATCTGCATCATTTAAAGAAATAATAATTTCATAAATCATATGAATTATTTCTGGAATACCGTATTGTTTACGCCATTCTTCATCAGTAAGGTTTAAATTACTTATTTGATTTGTATATATTTTATGTAATTCTTCTGGAGTAACATTTAATTCATTTCCAGCTCTTTTAAATATATGGTGAACCAAACCACAAACTTCTTCACCAGTAAAATGTGATTTCCAATCGCATTCATCTAGAATATCATCTATTAATTTATTATATTCTTCTAATAATTGTTCTTCTTTAATCATAAGGCTGGTTTTATTTGCAAAGATACTAACTTTTTATCAATTATCAAATATTTATATTAAAAAGTTATTATGGCTAAAAAAATTATACTTACAGAACAACAACACACTGTTATTATTAATGAAATACTTAGAGAAACAATTAAAAAAATTGATGCTATTGAATCTAATAGTAAATTAGATGAAGGGTTTTGGGACTCTGTAAAATACGGACTTTCTAAATTAGGGAGATACAAAGCCAACGGTAAAATCTTTGGTAAAGGTAAAATTGACAAAGAAGCTGGCGAAAAAATTCAACAAATTATAAATACACAAGGTAATGAATTAATTAAAACTCTTGACGCTAAAATCAGAGAAGAAAACCCTGAATTTCCTAATAATAAAGACCCACAACAATTCTTAACAACCGTTATTGAAATAGCAGCAACCTATGATTCTATTGTTGCCGCTACACAAAAATCAGAAAAAGAACCTGGTTACATGCCAATTGATGCCGCCAACGGTGTTATTGCTCATTTAAAAGAATATACAAAAAAATTCTTAGATACAGATTTAGCTGCTGTTTATTCTGGTTTTGATGAAAACGAAGATAAGCTAGGTAATTCTAACTTAATGAATGAAGAATACGAGCTTGATGAAGAACAATTAAAATGTATTGATGAACATTTTGGTTTAACGGAAGAAGAAGAAGAGCCTATAGATGCTAGTGATGTTAGAGCTGGATTGCAAGATAGAAGAGGTGATGGTGAGGATTTTGAAAGTACCAGAATGGATACACTTAAGTCTAACAAATTACCAATGACTTTGGCTGGTATTGGAGCTTCATTGGGTGCTTTTTCATGGTTGGTAAACACTGAATGGTTTAAAAGTTTATTTGATGTGGTGACTAAAAATCCATCTATTGAATATATAAAACAAGCAGTTCAAGAAAAAACAGAAATATTTGCGTCAATCAAACCAAATGAAGGTATGACTCAAATTATGAATAGATTAAATGGTATGAACCTTAATCCTAATTCTACACCAGAAGATTTTATCAATGGTGTTAAACAATTGGGTGGTGGTAATGTTAATGATGGTATCAACGCTTTAACTCAACAAGGTGGTATATTTACTGACCCTGAAACTGCTAGAAAAGCTTTGACAGAGATAGTTAATAATCCTCATGGTCATGGTGATAATTTAGGTGAAATATTTCAAGGTAAATGGGCTGGTACAGGTAGGTCCTTAGGTGATTCTCTTGTAACTCAAACTGGTGGTGGTTTAAAAGGTATTGTTGTAAACACTATTATTAAAGCTGTGCCAAAATTGGTAATAAAAACAGGTATAAAAACAGGTGCTGGTTATGCTTTAGCTAAAGGTTTTGGTGCTGTTTTAGGGCCTATAGGTATTGGTTTAGTTACAGCTGGTGTACTAGTTAAATTAATTAGAATGAAAGGTCAAAAATCATCTAGAGCCGCAACTCTTAATGCATTGTATCAATCGATGCGTGGATTAGGCGGTGGTGTAGGGTTAATTCCACCTCCAAAGGGTGATGATGTAGCACCTGCTCCAACTGCAGATACTGGTGATATTGAATTAGATATTCCAGATAATGATACTGACGTTAATGCACGTACTGGAACACAAACAGGAAATGGTATAGGTAATATTACTGGTATGAATAAAAATACTGGTGATGGTACAGGAACAGCTACAGGTGGTAATGTTAACACTGGTGGTGGAACTGGAACATCTACAAATACAAACCCAGCTACAAATACAAACCCAGCGACAGGAACTGATACTGGTACAAATCCAGCAACAGATACAGGAAATCAAGATACCGCTAATAATGATTTATATAATGATTTAAAAAACCTATTCCAATTTATTGTTAACAATAAAAAAACTATGGGTAATGAAACACAAGTTAATACTGGAACCAATGCTGCTCCGTTAAATGAAGGTAAATTTATCAACGATGAAAAAGTTCTTCAAGTTTTAACAAAAACTTTAGGTGCTGATAAAATTAAAAATTTCGAAGATTTATTAACTAGAGTAGAATACCTTAGAAACGTACTTAAAAAGATGGCTGGAAGAACTACTGATTCAAATATAAATAATTTCTTAAAGCAATTAAATTCAAACCCAATAATGTTAACAAAATTTAGTTATCTTACTGAAGTTGACCCTAATGACCCTGAAGATATTAAACAATTATCAGAGTTTATTAACGAAGTTTTATTAGCTATATATTCTGGTAATTATAAATTTGGTAATATGGTTGATAAGATGGCTACTTTAGGTGGTGGTAATATCAATAAACTTAGTGAAGCTGCTGGATATAATGCATCTCAACCTAATGATGATTTTATTGATGATGCTAATAATATGGGAACATTTAAAAAGAACTTGGTAAATTTCTTAACAACTATTATGGGGTTATTCCAATATTTACATAAAAGTAGAGGTGGTACTATTGCTAGACAAGATACGTCACAACAATATACACCACAACAAGCTCAACAAAAACAAGTTGCGGAACCACAAGTTCAACCAGCAGCAGCACCTAAAAAAAGAGCAACAAAACAAACACCTGCTCAGCCTTCTTTGTTTGAAACTGAAGACCAAAGATTGATGGAAGAAATAAAAAGAATTAAAAAAATTATGTTAAGTTAGAATAAAAAATAAAAACAACATATTTATAAATAAATAATAATAATACACTTAAAACAAAAAGAACATGGCTGATTTATTAATGAAAATGCCCTTACCATACGAACCTAAGAAAAAGAATCGTTGGTTAATTACATTCCCTGCCGATTTAGGTATCCAACAATGGTGGTTATCTACAGCGTCTAGACCTTCAATTACTCAAAACGAGGTTGAAATTCAATTCCTTAATACATCTACATGGGTTTTAGGTAGATTTACATGGGAATCAATTGATGTTACATTCCGTGACCCAATCGGGCCATCTGCTACACAAGCAATTATGGAATGGGTACGTTTACACTCTGAATCTATTACAGGTCGTCAAGGTTATGCTGCTGGTTACAAACGTCCAGTAGAACTTGAAATGCTTGACCCAACTGGGGTAGTTATCGAAAAATGGTTGTTAGACGGAACAATGCTTACTAACGTAGGTTTTGGTGATTTAGCAATGGATGACGATAGTATCGCTGAAGTTACTGCAACACTTAGATTTGACAGAGCAATCTTACTTTTCTAATTCATAACGAAAATAAATATCAAAACCATCTTTATAGGTGGTTTTTTTATTTTATATTTATATTTATAATAAACTTAAAACAATGAGAAAAATAGATAGAAAATTAAATCTACAAAAAGTTAATGTGTTGACTGAACAAAGATACTTACAATTAAAAGGACTTATTAAAGAAAATTTTGAATCAGTTAGAATAGTGGATAAAAATGATTTTGATAAATTTATTAAATCAAACCCAGCGTTAGGTACTATATATGATGAGGATACCAATAAATTTAAAATATATTTATATGCTGATTTAGTTGGTTATTTTGACCCAAAATACGGTAGAATAGATTATCAGAAAGATAGTAGATTTGCTAAAGTTAGTGATGAATACACATGGGATAGAAATTTCAATGAAGATATGGATAAAGCTTACGGTCACGGACCATATTAAAATAAAAAACCATTTAGAAATAGATGGTTTTTTTATTTATAACAATACCATTTACAAAAAAACTTAAATTACTATATTTATTTCTAAATAGTTATAATTAAATACAAAAATAAGTTTTAAAAAATGAGTGAAAAAAAACCAAACGTAATCCCTACAAAGGACCAAATGGCTTCGTCTAATGCTGAAAGAGCTAAAAGAGAAGCTTTTGAAGCTGAAAAAACCCAAGCAGCCAACGAAATATACATGGGACCTACAAAATTACCAGATACACCTATCGGACATGCCGATGCTTTAGCTGCAATGCAAGAACGTACAGCTAAACAATTGGAACAAAGCAAATTATATGGTAACGTTGTTGAACCAGATTTAGCTGAAAGTACTACAAAAATCAATATGGAATCTTCTAGAAGACGTAGCGAAGAGCAAATTGAAATTCGTGATGCTCAACTACAAAAAAATATTGAGCAAACCAAAAACTATCAAAAATTAGCTGAAGAAGCTACTAACAGAAGATATAAAACAAATTCTTACGAAGAAAACATGACAAACAATCAAACTTACGAACAAGGTTATACGCCTCGTCCAGTGCCATCTCAGCAACCTATTGTACAACCTACTCCAGTAGCACCTACATCTAACAGTGTTAATCCTTATCTTTTAGAGATAAGCCAACCTAATTATAATTCACCTTTTGATGTTATACCTTTGCCTTCACAAGGTAAAATGTATCGAAACAAAAAACAAAATATTAGAGTTAGTTATATGACCACAGCTGATGAGAACATTCTTAGTAGTCCTAATTTATTACAAAGCGGTGAATTCTTAAACATTCTTATGAACAGAAAAATTCTAGAACCAGAATTAAGATATAAAGACTTGCTAGTTGGTGATAGAAATGCTATTATGATTTGGTTGAGAGCAACAGGTTATGGTGAAATGTATCCAGTAACTCTTTTAGATGAAAATGGTGACCCATTTGATACTGAGATTAACTTAAATGAACTTAAAACTATTAATTTAGGTGCAGAACCAGATGAAGAAGGATTGTTTTCATACTATTTTAAATTATCACAAGCAGATATTAAATTTAGATTTGTTACATGTGGTGATGTTGAAGAAATAGATAAATTGGTTGAATTTGAAAAAGAAAGTGGTGTATTGGTTGATAATTCATCAACTTATTTATTAGAAAAAATGATTGTAGAAGTTAATGGTTCTAGAGATAAAAACAACATTAAAGATTTTGTTTCATCAATTAGAATTAAAGACGGTAAAGATTTTAACAAATATGTCGAATCAATCGAAAGTGGAATTGATTTAAATATTACTGTTGGGACCCCTGGAGGTGGTTCCGTAGATACATTTCTTCCACTTAACCTCGGATTTTTTTGGCCTGACTTCCGAGTATAAAGCACCCTTGTTGGAGGAAATATATATTTGTACCCAACACATGGATGGTTTTACTTATTCAGATGTTTTAGCGTTGCCTGTTTATGAAAGAAGATTTTTCTTAAGTCTTAAAGCTAGGGACGTTAGTAAACAAAAAGAACACCAAGAAGAACAAACAAAAACATTAAAATCAAATTCTAAAGGCAATCGCAGTTCAACCGTAAGTGGTGATGCTTTAAAGAATAGAATGAAAAATGGGGATATTCCATTAAATTAATAAATACCTGCGTTAATTGCAGGTATTTTTATTTTATATGATATTTATAAACAAACTACTTTGATATGAAGAAAAAAATAATAATTACAGAAGCTCAATATAATAAATTACAAGAATTCTTGTTTGAAACTACTGATGTTAACCACACATTAGATTTTGTTAAGGTTGGTGACGTTTTAAAATTTAAAACAGCTACTGGTAGTGATTATACTATTAATATAAAACATGTTGACCATAATAGCAATGAAATCTTAGGAGATAATCATGGTAATAAAATACGTTTTAGTTTTGATTCATATGATGAACAAAATAAAAAACTTAATTATAATCAATTAGACACCAACACACAAAAATATGTACCTAAAACAGCTGATGTTCATGAATTAGACATTGAAAGAGGTGG